TAGATAAATGAAAAAATATATAAAATTTACCCCTTTTTTAAAAGTGTCCAAAATTGGACAGTATACACTTTTTTCAATTTTCTCAATGGTAGCAATGGTTTCCGACGTTTTTTTGTGTCCGAAAGTGTCCGGACAGTTTACACTTTTAACGAATCTCGCCATCTATACAACATTGAACGCGATACCCCGAGCATATCTGCAGTCTTAGAATAGTTGATTTTTTTGTTAGATTCAAATATTAGTTGAAACTTCTCGAAATTCGATGCATCTTTACTTTTTACAACTAAATTTTTCAAGTTTGTAGTTTCGGCACTCGAAACTTTTACTTTCTTAGCTTGATTAATGAAGTATTTGCTCAATTTCCACGCTTTTAAGACAATATCTCGTTGAATTGATACCGGAATAAAGGACGACTCAAAATTATGCGTTAAATGCAAGATTAATATAAATCTCGGGATGTAACTTTTTTGTTTTGGTAGCATAGTTTTCATATACTCATTTTCGTCGTCCGAATTTTGCATCTCAGAAATTTCATTATAGATATTTTTCCATTCGGTTTTTGCGTCCGAATCTAAAGAAAAAATGTTCGGAATTATGTCCTCATTTTCGTCGAATGAGATGTTCGACTTCAAAATTCGGTTGAATTTGTACACGAAATCATCGTACCAATCTATTGCTGTTTGGTCCATTTCATTCTCATTGTACATTTCAATAGAAATTTCTGGATAACACAACAAAATTCTATCGAGAAAACCGTTCGATTTATTTTCTTCGGTGTTGAAAGTGTCGAGTATGGCGGGTTGAATACCTCCGATGATTGGTATGAATGGCTTTGGTAGGTATGAGTCTCCAGACTTTCGATTTGACGAACTGCCCTCTCCGGACCAAGCAGAAAGCCAAAAAGGCAAATCCGAACCGTTGGAGTATCGCGACATATTTTTTACCCAGCCATCGAGTTCATCTCGGTACATTCCGATAGCATTTTTGTTTTTTGAATGTAGCGAAACTAAGGCTTCGATAGTAGTGTCGTTCACTATCAATTGTTCAGGTGTTGGCTCGTCGGTGTCTCCTGGTGCTTCTTTCCATGCTTTGTGCTTTTTTGGATAAGACAGCACCATATCGGAGTTGATTTTTTTAAATGGACGTGTAGCCATAGACATAGATGGCGTCTTTCCAACTCCGGCACGTCCAACAATAGCAACCCAGATAGTGCAATATTCTATCCACCCGGATTTGACCTTGATTGCGCATGAATTTCCGATTATCGTGGACAAACCCCAAAGAAGTGAGCAAGCCATGTAGTCAATGTTGCTATCGAGTGTGGAATTACAATCTTTGATGTAAGATTGAATTGGCGCAGGGAAAATGTCCAAAGGGAACGGTTCATTTTCAACTTCTTGTAGGGGTTCGGAATGGTGGTTTTTGCCTTTCGAGATTTCGATTTTAGGTAAATCAATCATAGTTTTTGAATTTGTTTATAGCTTCGGTTAGTTGATTTTCTAACGATTTTGTCACTTTTTCAATGGGCCATTTATTGAGGTTTTCGAGAAATTCCGCAGCATTTTCTTTTAACAAAATTTCTTCTTGTTGCGCTTCTTCATCGCTCAAAAAATAATAAGGTTTTTCAGACAGTCCTATCGATTTATGGAATTGGTTAGAAATATGCTGGTTCAACTTCATTCTAAACCATTCAATATGGTTAGTGAGAGGGTCTGAAAGAATTTTATGCAATTCATTTTGAGCAAAATCGATGTCTTGAAAATGCGTCAACAATTCGCCAAAATGAACAATGTATAGTTTTGCAAATAATCGATTTTCTTGCAATTCTTTGGTTTTTTGTTGATTTACCCAATCTACCAAAAAATTGACGGCCTCGATATCATTTTCGTTAGGCGTGAAATTTCCTTTGGAAATCCTCCAATGTAGTCTTTGTAGAGATTTTTCGATGGTCATAGCGTCATTTTTTTGATTAAGAATATTTCGGAAACTTTCCATTTGTGAGATTTCAAACGAGAATATAGTGTAGGCTTGGAAATACCAATCAAACTACATAGCTCGTCATCAGTCATCAGATGCTTCAATTTTTGCACTTTGCTCGTGCAGTCTATTTTTGTCATAGTAAAATTTTTTACTGGTTTATAGCAAAAAAGAACCGATAGCTATACCGGTTTTTGTTATTCAAATTTACATTATTTTTTGATTCCCCAATCGAAATAATCGATTTTTTCTTGCAATTCTTTTTGTCTTTTGGGATTGGACCGAGAAACTTTCAAAAGATTCAATTCTTTGCGGTCGTTTTCTATATTGCTGGATTTTTTAGCCATTCTATGTGTGGTTGAAATTGTTGTTGAAAATCTTCTAATGAGCGAACTAAGAGATAAACGCCTCCTAACGAATCGATTTTATTTTGCATTTTTATCTGAGCTGGCGATTGTTTGCCTATATCAGTCTTGACTTCTACCCAAATGCATCTGCCGATAACCCCGTGTATCATCATGTCTGCTATCCCATCAACTTGACCGGTTTTTTTGAGCAAATCTACACTCATTCCAATAGCCTGACGCACGAATTTATGTAGCGATGATGGAATTTGCGCAGGAATATTGAATCCTACACCGTTTGGCACGGAATGGCATACGAGGCTCGGAACATAATGCGCAAGGCAATACGAATTATTGACAAATGTATAGATTTGCTGCTGTACTTTAGATTCTGGCGTTTGTTTCATAGTTTTTCTATTGATAAAAATTTCTTAGTTCCTTTTCTCCCAGCTAAGATATTGCTAATCGTGGATTGTTTTAATTGGAATTTTTCGGATACGTCTTTTAGGCTGTCGTATTTTTTCTCTGTTCCATCGTTTAAAATTACGATAACCGGGACTGGATTGTTAATCAAATTTGCGTCTTTCTTTTGTTTTCCGAGTAGCAAATTCTCGAAATCTTCTTCGGTCCATTTCTTATACTCTTTGTGCCAGAGGTAGTGGTTTTTGTGTTCCATTAACAAGTTGTGCGCTTGTTGATGGGTTATTTTTACGTTTAGGTTTATGAATGTCATAAGTTCAATTTTTTAACCGCATTGGGTGTTAGTTCTAAATTGTATTTTGTGAGGGTTTCGATGGTTTTGCCTTCCCAAAAAATATGCTCATTATTAAAAACAACACAATTAATATTTCCTTTTCTATCACAAATTGAAAGCCCCTCAAACAAAACTTTTTCTTGGGCTTTTTGATATTCTTTTAACGCTTTTTTATACATTACCTTTAGCTCGGTTGTTGAAGCGAATGACATATCCATTTTAGGCTCTTCCAACACCACCCAAACACCATCAACTAATTTACAAGTAACAAACATTTCAATTGATAATGGTTGCTTTAGAAATTTTGCGTAATTTGAAATCTTGTTAAACGATTCGGCACAAAAATCCCAATCATCCTTTTCACTCGCTTCAATGTTTAATTCCAAAACAAAATCGGTCATTCCGATTAAATATAATTTCTCTTTTTCCATAGTTTTATTTTTTAAAATGGTAAATCCGAATGTTTTTCGGGAAGTTTAACAATAATGTCGATATTCTCTATTTTTGATTTTATGATGTTCAGGCTTAATTTATCACGATACACCCTAAAATGGTTTTCTTTGAAATAAATTTCTTTTAAAGGGTAGTTTCTATTTTGATGAACATATGGAAGTCGGTATAACTTCTTTTCCTTAAATCCAAACATTCTACCTTTGTGATGAAATCCTTTTAAAAAATGTAATGTGGTAAAATGTGGCTCGATGTTTAGTGTGTTCATAGGCTTTTATATTATTTGTTTACCACATTTGGTGCGTACATTTACGAGTTATGGTCAATGTTATTTTTTCAGAACGTTTTCGAATACGACAACATTTGGTAAAACTCCCTGACAAATATAAACACTCGAAAAAGGAGGATTTAAACTTGGTTTTTGGTCTTCATAACTTTTAAAATAACTTATTCTTTTATCAAAGTACATTATTTCAAATTTATTATCTCTGAACATTTCAAAACGTCTTTTGCTTTCAAATATTCCCACAACTCCAACAAGCATCGCAAAAGGTATTTTCAATTCAAATAGTCTTTCAAAAACTTCTGCTTTTAATGAATAAGGCGGATTTGAAATTATGTAATCTACATTTACATTTGGTAAATAATTGAAAAAATCTTCTCCTTTTTCAATATGACTACAAATAACATTACAACCTTTGTTTTTTAATAGCTTAACAAAATTACTTTGCTCGGTATCAAATGGACACCATATCGTAGCGTTTCCCTCAATATATTTCAATAAAGGCTCTATCGCATAGTTTGGTGTATAAAATTCATCATTTGGGTTTATTTGCCCTTGTAATCCTGCTTTGTTTGTAATTAAATCTAGTTTCATAATTGGAATTTACGGTTAAAAAAATAACACATACCATAACAGTGGCTATACACAAACAAGGCTTTAGGCTTTGAGTTATGGTTGTATTGTATTTGCGATTATCGGGCAAACTCCGATGTTTTGTTTTTATTTATCCTTGTCAATGTATAGCCACGAACCGTTATATGCAATGCTAAGACTGCATATCGTTCAAAAACTTTTCTACATTTTTGTAAGTGTTCGGGTGTATTTCTTGCCATCCGTCAGTATCATCTCCAAGCCTTTCAATCTTTTCAATTCCTCCAACTCCTATTTGACAATACACCCGAATCATTGACACATCATCACATTTATTAGTGTTTAGGCAATAGTAACCGTTTTTTCTTTCAGCCGAAAAAGTTTTTTCACTACCAAAGAAACCATTGTCAATATGTCCAGCTAATCTTCTCCAATCATCAGAAGATAAAGCACTGCATATAACACGGGTTTGGCAAAATGGCTGTTCAGTAATTATATTTGACATTCGTTTTTAATTTTAAAGTTTAGTAATTCTATTTAAGTTCGGGGTCGGCCACTTCGCCAAGCCCGAAAACGTTAGGCGATATACTTCTAATCGGTACATCCACCAGAATTACATCCAGAACCAACTCCAAAAAAGAAGTCCGTTTGCAATCCTATTTTTTTTGCATTGAAATAAGACATTTCTTCTTTCCAACGCCTTTTTTTAGTTTCTTGTTCAGCAAACCATTGCATTTTTAATGGTTCATCATCCCAATTTTTTCTTAATTGCTGTACTGGTTTATGAAAACATCCTGCACAATTGCTGTCTGGAGGAAAATCTAATTTTGTAGATAACGACCATAAATAAACTTGGTAATGGTCAATTTTATCATCAAATAAAGGATATTCAACCTCTCTGTATTTTTCTACAATCCATTTATTTCTACCGTTTTTAGAAAAACCATTATGGAATTTGAAGTCTGTATTTTCGTAATTAATACGATTATCTTCATCATATCTTATTCCTAAACGAGTAGTAACAATTTCTTTAATTTCATTTCTACAAAATTCTGCAATAGGTTTTATTTTCATTTCAGTAGTGCAAAATCTAGTCAGTTTATTTGGAATGAATTTTCTTTTTCTAATCACTTCTTCAAAAGTTTCGCCTGTAAGCCATTTAATTTCTCTACCAGTAACTTGTTCTAAATCCAAAACTACTTTTAATGTTTTATCACTTTCAGCGGTTGCAATAAAATCCATTCCAATTTTATCAGAAACTAATTGAACTAATTTTTTATCTTTTGGCGTGCATCTTATATCTTCAATTCTAACCAAAGAAAACAAACTATAATCTGCTGGATAATGTTTGTCTAAATACGAAGATGTTTTTCCTCCAGACACAGAATTAACCGTTTTCAAAACCCGTACATCGCCTAACAGCAATTTGGATCTATTGCCAGATTCGGGATTAATTTGAAGTGTGTTTTGCATCTGTAATATTGGTTTATTGAGTTAATGATTTGGCTTTTTTAATGGCAACAAAGCCAAGTTGCAGAGAGTTATAAGCCATCTTAAGAACTATCGTGCTTTCGACAACCATTGTTCGTAAATCTGATTTGCAATTTGAGCTGTCATTACGGGAGGAACGCTCATTCCTAATATATATCTGTAAGGCATTTTTAAAAAATTATAATCTCTTGGATATGATTGCCCTCTTACATTTTTAATAAAATTACAATGCCTTGGTTCATCAAACAAAACATCATTTTTCTTTGATGTTATAGTATTTAATGGCTTATTTCCGTAAAGATAATTATTATTAAACATCGAATTTGGTCTGTTTTCAACACGCCCTAAAGTACAACTAAAATCAGAATCACCTTTTTTTTCTTTGATTCCAAATATTTCTTTTTACGTCTGTCATTTCGCAATCTTCATCATTGAAACTATTGTCTTTAATTTGATTTAGTGTTATTACTTTTTCATTAAAATTCATTTCAATTTTAGGGATTTTTGTAAACATATCTTTTTGATAATAAAAAGGTTCAGCTAAATCTTTTCTTAAACATACAAAAAACACACGTTCTCTTTTTTGTGGTACTCCCATTTTTGAAGCGTCTAATAAAAAGTGTTGACAATAATATCCGGCTTTATCAAATTCATAATAAATTTTCCTAACATAATCTTTTGCTTCTCCTAATAACAACCCTTTTACATTTTCAGCAACCACTACTTTTGGTTGTAATTCTTTTGCTAAATCAATGAAGTCAAAAAACAAAGTATCTAAAACCTGTTCAGCTTGTCCCTCACGAAATACCTTTTCTTTACCCCAGTCTTTTTCACGATTTCCAGATATTGAATAACTACTGCAAGGAGGTGAACCGTCCAATATATCTAAGTTGTATAATTCTTTTGGCAAGTCTTTACGCTTTGCAAAGGTTGTTATTGATTCGAGAAATGAGAATTTAGGATTATGATTTTCTTTATAAACTTCAATCATTTTCTTGTCAATATCATTATGTCCAATTACATCAAATCCAGCTAATTTATATCCCATTGTAGAACCTCCACCACAAGCAAAACAACTAAATACTTTCCCTTTGTCCTTTGTAAAATTAGCGTTTTCTAAAGTCCAATCGTATGAAAATAAATGCAATGACGGCTTATAACACGTGCTATAAGAAATAGCGGGTTTGGTGTTTTCTGAAAGTTCAGGTGTATTTGTAAAATCTGTCATAAATTTAAAGTTTAGTTTTTATTAATCCGCTACTTCTCATAGCACCATACGTTATAAGCCATTTATTGACTACCTCGATGTTTGCAGTCAACACATTGTTTCTCACATCGTTCTCCCGCAAAATCCTGCGCGCCACAAATAAAACTAACATTTGCTTTATATAATTTTAATTCATTTGCTTGTTTATAACCTTTATCGAACGCCTCTTCAAACCATCCGTACCACTCTTCTTTTGTCATTTCGCCCCTACATTCCTGTATCGGTAAATCTGTAATGATTTTATTTAAAATATCTTTTTTGCTTCCCATTTTTATAATTTTTCAAGTTCTAACTTTACTTCGTTCCAAAATATAGGCATTTTAGTATTTGTACTTAATATTTCATCAACTGCGATTAATGCACACTTTTTACATTGGTCTTTCCAATTATCTTGATCTGTATATATAATCATATCCATTTTGTTGAATAATTCTAACGCTTTTTCTTTTGGTTTCATAATAATTTTAAATTTTTAAGAACGTGCTTCGTAAGACAATAATTTGGAATTACCAGAAAGGGTTTCGTCAAATACAATTAAAGCAACTCCGAAAGGTGCTAAGTCCTTTTTATTGCCAAATCTTAAACGACCTCTTACTAATCTTACTTCGCTTGAAAAAGCGAGTATCTTATTATGCCAGTACCAACTATCTGTTCTTAATGGTATTAAGTAACAAACTTTTTTAGCGTTGCCTTTTCGTATTTCTTCAATTCCTTTTTCAATCCAAACTTCAACGTGTGAGTAAGGCGGATTTACATAAACCACACCATTCCAATCTACTTCTAAACCATTGAAAGTGTCACATCTTAAAGGACAAGGGTCAAATGTAAATCCAAACTCTTTGTCTATTTTATCATAAAAATCTTTTGGAGTGCAATAGTGGTCGCTTTCTCTTGTGTTTGCAATTACTGTGTAAATATAGTAAAATGCCTAGCAAAGGTACACAAACACCTGTAGCTAACAGCGGTTTTAAGCAAGTGGGAGTTTAAGGCTTAACTGAAAATTCTTTTTGTATATTTGGCTTCTGTCTAAACAGAAAATTAACTAATAAAAATTCCCACCTGCTTAAAGCCGCGAAACGTTAGGTAGCATTGCTACATTTCGTTTTTTAAAACGACAATCATACTATCGTGCATACCTGAATTATTAACTTGTTTTACTCCATCGGGAGCAACGTGTTTCCAATAATCCCAATTCACATATTCGCCTTTTGAATTTATACCAATAAACTTTATCCTTTTTTCTACAAATCTTATTTCTTTCGCATTTGGCTTTATTAGATTGTGGAATAATTTTGTACTTGTGCTTACTGGAAGTAATAAAACACATAATTTACCCTTTTTAGATTCTTCTATTGCTTTTAATACAAATTCTTCTTTTTTCTTTTGTGAATAAGGGGGATTTATAAAATTTGATTTTCCCCATTCTATTTTAGTACCGTCAAATTCTAATTCTCCAGTATTATATGGGCAAGGGTCAAAATCAAAATTAAATTCTTCACATAATTCATTATAAAAATATGTAGGTGTCGCCCAATTGTCTGAATGATCTAAATTTCTATTTTTCATAATTACCAACTTTTTTGATTTTCTTCTTCTTCTATTTCTTTATCTATAATTTTTTTAAAGTATTTATAGAATAACGACTCACAACGCAACCTAACACCAGCTTTGCAAGATTGCTTTGTTTGTGATTTTTTGGAAACTTTAGTCATAATTTTAATTGTGTTTTGTGTTTGTAAATTTTAGGTTTTGAGGTCGCAACCTCGCAAAGCTGTAAACGTTATAAGTAACTTTAAGAAATATCGTGTTTAAAGACATCTAACAACTCTTTTGGCGTCATTTCCATACCTTTATAAAGCCAAACACCGTGTTTTTGAAAGTCACATTTTTTAATTAACCATTCAGTAAAATCAATAGTTTTTTCTTCTTGGTCAAAAATAAATTGTTCTATAATTCTTTCGGCTTGTGATTCCATTTTTACAAATGTGTTATAAATTGTTTTCATAAAATTTAATTTGTTAGTGAGAAAAAAAGCCATCATATAACAATGCATTGTAGCAATTGTGGGATTTGGCTTAATTAATAATTTGTTTTGTGTCGGTTAGTTTTGTGTTTTTGAGTTTGCCGTGTAAATCACTTCCTTAACTCTTGTACAAATGTAAAGATAAATATTTACGCTACCAAACTTTTTTCGTAAAATTTATCTAATTTTTTTTTCACTCGCTCAATCAGATAGTTTTTCGTTCGCATTGTTCCGCTCTCTAAATCACTGCCTTGTATATCTCTGTAAGGCTTGGCGATGATATTCCGGATAGATTCCTCGAATCGTCCATTTGTCAAACTTTGATGGTAAGAGCCGCCTGTCACATTGTGAAAAATGAACAAATCGCATACATTTGAAATCAATACCGACCAGCAAAAGTTTTTGTCTTTATTCAATCGCCTGGCGTATTCGACTATTTTTTTCCCGTTAGGCATCGGAATATCGTCGATAAGTTTTGCCACTTCTCCACTTATGGTAAGTTGTTTTTCTCTACGAAATTCCTCATAATGACATTCCGGGCAAGAAATCGAATTTCGAGGGTATATCATTCCGCAAGATTTGCATTGCGTGGTATTTTCTAACGCTTCTTTTTTCGGCTTTGGTTTGTTGTTTGTTCCAAAAAATATACCCTCCCAATCTCTCTCATCGCTCCATTTCCCAAATGCATCTACATTACCTCCTAAATCTATGTGTATAAAGTTTGGTTTGTAAATAGAATCGCAAGGACGCCCGCCACGCCCTACCATTTGCAAGTATAATGACAATGATGTAGTTGCACGATTGATTATCACGCATTCTGTCGTAGGTTCATCGAATCCAGTAGTGAAGCACGAGCAATTGAGTAGTATAGCATCTGGCGTTTCTTTAAACCATTGCAAGAGCGGGACTCGCTCGCTTTTTTTAGAATTTTCACTATCGAACAATCTCACGTTGTCATATCCTTTCGACTTGAACAAATCATACACTAATGCGTTGATTTTTGTACTGGAATTGAAAACTATCGTCTTTTTGCCTAAGGCTATGTTTTCGTAATTCTTTACAACATCGATAAGCGCATTATCGCTACCAAATTCCTCATCGGTATTATCAAAATCGCCAGTTTTTGCATCTATTTTCAACTTACTCCTATCCAAAGAGCCAGTTTTATAAACTAAATCTTTTACTAACTTACCATCTTCTATAAGCTCGGAAATTGATCGGCCAATGATGATATTTTCGTAAATTTCAGAAAGAGTAAAGTCTCGGGTATACTCGTATGTTTCTAAATTACAGCATTGAGTTAATGAATTATATATTTCTTTACATCGGCAGCACTTAAAAAACGTTACTTTTTTCATCACTATTGGTGTTGCTGTTACGCCTAAAACCTTAGCGTTTGGATAGTAATTAAAAACCCAATTATGCTGTAAAAGATGACTTTCATCACAAATAATCAAACCCACATCTTGCAAAAAATCGGAATCTTTGGACAGTCTTTTTTTTAACGTCTGCACCATTCCCACGTATGCGCTCGATAGGTGATTCAGTTTTTTCTTTGAAGCAATAACGCTTTCGCACGTGACATTTATACGTCTTAGAGTGTTCAAAGTTTGATTTATCAATTCCTCTCTATGGGCCAGAACAAGCACTTTTTTGTTTGTTTGTGCAATGTATTTTTTGGCAATCAAACTGAAACAAAAAGTTTTTCCACCGCCCGTTGAAAGTTGATACAGCACTCGTTTTTCTGTTTGTAGATGGTCCAGAATCTCGTTTATCGATTTTTCTTGATGTGGGTATGGTTTCATGTTAGGCAACATTTAACGCTCGTTTCAATAAAAAAATTTGTTGCTCGACTGTATATCCGTTTTTTACTCCAATTTCAATATCGTCTGAAAGTTTTTGTTTAGTAATTCCCATTATTTTAAAAGTTTCTTCTATAACTTCTTTGTAATCATCATCATCCATCCAAGTTTCATCATAAAATAAATCTTTTAGAAGCGCATCAATTTCTTTTTCGTATTTAACGACAAAAACATCGAATAAAAGTGGTTTTGTATTTTCCATAATTTAAAAACAAAACTCCCATAATTCAAATCGCGTCTCACTTCGATTTTCCTTATAGGAGTTGTTTAATATTGAAAGTTCTATATTGTGAGACGGAACTATAATGCAAATTTACTATTAAATTTTAAACCCCCAACCTCTGAGGTACATTTTTTCATCGATATTGAAATCAAAAGAGTTCATAATAGTCATATCGGGTTTAGTTTTTATCGTTTTTTCTAAGAAATCGGTAAACAAATAGTATTCATTTTCTTTACATAGCGATATTACAACTTTATAATTATGCTTGTAATCTAAAGTTTTAGAAACATAGTCATACGAACATTCTAATATATCAGCAATTTCTTTTATCGAAAGAAAAGGACTCGACAAATGCAAGTCCCTTATCTTTTTTGTTAGATGGGTGTTAGATTTGTTCAACGAATTTGCCGTTTTTCAAATAATAAAAAGTATCTTCTTTCAGTTTTTTCCCATCAATTAAAGCGGATTTTACGCCTATAATATTATTTCTATCATCATATTCGACTAAACATATAGCGCATCCAATTTTACCTTTTATTTTAGAATCTTTGCCGGCTATTCCAAAAGAATTAATGCCTTCTAATTTTATTTCTGAATTAAATCTTCCGGCACAAACGGAGGAGTTCCTACCGCTGTTAACGGAGGAGTCTAAACCGCTGTTAACGGAGGAGTCTAAACCGCTGTTAACGGAGTAGTCTAAACCGCTGTTAACGGAGTAGTTCCTACCGCTGTTAACGGAGTAGTCTAAACCGCTGTTAACGGAGGAGTCTATTATTGATTTTTCAATAAGTTTTTCCGCTCTATTTCTGAAAAATTCAACTTTTTTATTAGTATATTCGATTCCAATTTTTACAAAATCAGCTAAGTTTAATTTAGCGTTTATTTTTAAATTAGAAACTGCTACTTTAGAATTATTGTCATCAATGTCAATTTTTCCATATCCATCAACTTGGGAAAATTCTTTATCTTTACCTCTATAAAAATTAAAAACATCAAAAGGGTTGCTACAAAAATGAAAACCACTTTTGCAAGCCTTGACACTTCCATCGTGTACAAATTCTTGATTTTCTTCAAATTTGAATCCTCTGCATTCAAAGCCTTTGTCGAATCCTTTAAATCCTTTTATCAAAGAAAATTCCATCGGCAAAATAACATTAAATCTGTTTTCTTTTGATTTGAATAAATCTCCAATTTCTTTTTCTGTAAATCCTGCTATTCCGCAACCTATTTTAGTTACTAAAAAGTTTAAATCAGGATTTTCGTCAGCAAAAATGTACAATTCATCGATGCTTTTAGAAATTTCATCTAAAGATAATTTTTCTCTTTTTTCTGATAAAGTTGGAATTGCGTAAGATTTCCCTTGTATTCCTATTGCATTTCCGTTTATAGCCCCAAAGCAATCTAATGCTTGTTTGGCTGCTCCTCCTAAATGTTCGCCCGATAAATTGCTACCAAATACAAATATTTCGTTTGATTTCAATTCTGTAATTTCGTTTGGTGTAAAAATGATTTTCATAATTTAAAATTCTAAATGTTTGATTTCTTGCTCGATTTGTTTCTCTAATTCCAATGCGTTTTCTTTGGCAATTTCTACCCATTCAGATACTTTTTTCAATATTGGCTTTGCTTTTGTGCCTAAATTTATCATCGAATCTCGTGTAAGTGCCTTTACAAAAATTGGCTTATACAAATTTTCAGGGCGATAACTACAAAAATAATGAGTTTCTAATTTTGGATTTACTACAAAATAATGTAAGCATTGGTTGATATTATCCAAAGGAATTTCGTTCGCTCTAATGGTAGAAATGTGTTTTTTTGCTCCTGGGCATTTTATCTCAGCGGAAATAGTCAAACATTCTGAAATACCATCGGGAGATATGCCTAATAGTGGTATTTCTTCGCATTGCAACCAACCTACTTCTTTTAATTCGACCCCGATATATTTCGACAATGCCTTTCTTGCTTCGGGTTCTAATTCTTTACCTCGTGCCATTTCTGCCGTTTGATAGCTTTCTTGTAAATCAAATTCCTCACAAATTTCTGATAACAACGTTTCGAGAAGTGTGTCGGATTTCACTAACAAACCGCCAGACAAAGTGCCTCCGATTTTTCTGTGTTTTATAGCGTGCCAAGCCTCGCTTGACTGCTCAATTTCGTAATGCACTATCATTATTTCAATATGGTTTTTAATGATTCTTTTAACGCAATGACGGTAGGTAAGGCTTGCTCATCTTTGGAAATTTTACTCCAATTCGCTTGAAGTTCCTCAATTGTAGTAGATTTTTGCAATACGGACAAAGCGTTTTTGTCTGAAATTTCTATTTTTACCACAGGAACAACTTTTATTCCTCCTACAACTTGCCCCATCATTTTTACGGTAGGGTCAAAAATCAATTCTATTTTCATATCCGTCCAATTCGGCAATTGTCGGCTTTCTGTTGCAGTGCATTTTTTCAATTCTTTTACGATATTTCCGATTATTTTACGATTTCCGCTATTAGCTACCATTGGCTTTATAGGTTCTACAAAATCAATGAAATAACCGTTAGTTTTATTTCCTGAAACGTCTACATTCGTATCATAATACGCTTCTTTTATAGTTAAGACACAATTCCCTTTTTCAGAAATTATAGTTTCTACGTCTATCCCTGCAAGGTGTGTAGATTTTCTATACTTCATACTGTCAATATTTGTTTCTTTCATTTTAATTAGGTTTTACAATTTCAAAATCTACTTCAATTTTTTCTAAGGGCAAATCAAATTTCGGATCTTTCACGCAACTTTTTACCACACTCGGAAACTTGAAGTCTTGAATTGCGTTGTGTTCATTTATAGCCATTTCTTGCCTTTCGTCCATTGTAGATTTGAACTTTTCAGAAATTCTTTTATACAAATCAATGCTTTGTTCAGTTGTTAAAGGGTTGAAATTGCTGTAAAATAACAAGTTCAATATCTCTTGTTCGTTTTTTTTCAAATCCACCCCCTCAGACGGCAACCATTTACGTATTGCCATTTCTAACCAGTTCTTTAATTCGGTTGCTTTTTTCATAAGTTAAAAAGTTAATAGTTTTTTGAATCTTTCTATTCCGTATGCGTTATTCTTTTCCAATATAGGAAGTAAATCTTTAGCGGTATATTCATTTTTAAGTCCGTGTTGTTCTTGAAATGATTTCGCGCCTATTTCACAAGCCCCCGTAACTAATCTATAATATTGAATAGTAATTATAGTGTCTTCTTTTATAGGCTCATTTTTCAGTTTTTCTGATACAATTTTAAATTGCAAATCAGAAATAGCTTTTTTTAACGTATTTCCGTGAGACGAAAATCCATCTTTTGCAACTAAGAAACAATCTTCTTTATTGATTTCAGATTTTAATAAAAGTCGCTTCTTTTCACGCCATTGTAAGCGTACATATCGTCTATGTTCACGCCATAATTTGGCTCGTCTTTGAAATGCTTATCCAATTCCGAAATAGCATCGTTGATTTTTTGCTGCATTATATTTTTCTGATGCATAGTAGGTATTCCGTCGAAATATAGTATTTCCAAAGAAAAACCATCTTTTCTACTTTTCTCGCTCCACAACTAATCAATATCAGTATGCAGAATGTCATTAATAGTTTTTTCATTTTTCTTTTGTTGAATTACATTTCTAATTATCGCGCAATCTTCCCACATTTGCTCATTTTCAAAGAATATCAAAGTACATTCTAAATCCGAAATCGTCCCCTCATTACACCAATCAATAAATCTTTCTTCGGTTTTTATAAGAGACCGAATCCAAATAGGATTTATCAATTCTTCGTATGCCTTGATTAGATTTTTCATTTGTACTTCAATAATAGCATTTTTCTATCTTCAATGCCATTTAAACCCCCGTTTATTTTTTTTGTTATTGAAATTATATCATCTCTATCGGCCAAATCATTCAACCCTTTTTTATTCCAAAACCACAAAGCTCCAATCATAGCATTGGCTTCATTTAGTAATAAATCTGGATTATTAAAAAAATCTATTCTGGTATCTTTTGATAATACGATATAATTATCTTTTCCAGTAATTTGTAAAAAACCTCTACCTCTATATTTCCAACCGTCACCACTTTGCTCGTCTCCATTTCCCATTCTATTAGCGTACACTCTATTTGCTATCATAACCGGATGTTTAGCGTAAAAATTAGCCTGAGAAGTGTTAAAACGAGTGCCAAACGTAGTCAACAATCCTTTTACTGAGTAGTTTAAATTCTCAGATATTGGCTTTAAACCGCTTTCATGCTCAATCTGAGCCATAAAATGAGCAATACGCAAAGGCGTGTTTACGTGATATGAATTAAGAAGTGTTTTGTATTTTTCATCTAATTTCATAATTCCTCTTTTTTATTTGTTGATGCCGAACTTTTTGAACTTCCAAAATAATAACCTATTACCGAACTCATAAGGCCTACAACGGCTATTTTTATATCCGTTCCCGATCCATTGAAAGCCAAAATATATAATCCTCCAATGATGATTATCAATGCTATAATTCCTTGAATATTTGCGTATCTGTAACTCATTATTTTCTATTAAAACTGTTAGAAATCCAATTAAAAAAACCGTCTATAAATGCCGTTAAAAAAGTATCTATATTCAATTTGTAGATCAAAAACTCGCCTATCTTTTCAGAAATTATAGCTATAATGGCTATAACTGCGGGTATATAATCCGTATCGATAAGCCGCTGAACTACTCCACTTGACACATATGCACCGCCTACTCCAATTATCATTGACAACATAATATTGAACAATGAAGTTCTTGTATTACTGTTTTTCATCTCAATAGCTATTTTAATTCCAATGGCCACGAAAGCCGGAAATATGATTTTTGTTAAAAAAATGTAATATTCATTTTGTAGTATTCTTTCGGGCATTGTATCGTTTTTTTATAATCCATAATAAAGGTACCGCAAAAGCAAATACCATTTCATTGCTTCCTAAAATAGTAGGATCGAAAATCAATTCATCAAATAAATTGTTAATCGAATAACAAAATAACAAATAAAAAATGAAACTATCTCTTTTAAGTAAGAAAATATACATACATAGCAAAAATATAAATATCGCATTTCCAATATAGAAAAATCCTTTTGGCGCAAATTCCCAAAACGAATAAGTCGCAATACTAACTATTAATGCTATGTATGGTATGATTTTCATTAACGGTCTTTTGGTCTTGTTCCAATCAATTCTAATCCGGCATTATCCAAAACTTTGATAGCTTCTTCAATTGCTCTTTGCTCGTCCTCCGTTGCTTTTCTTCCTAATACAAATTCCATTTCTTTTATTGATTTTTCGCAGTGGTTATTGTCTAAAAAATTCAGCACACTGCATACTAAATTTCCCGTTTTTGTCAATGTTCCTTTTCTTTGATTTTTTCCTAACGCACTACTTATCGTTTCATTTTCTTGTCCAAATTTATAACCTTTTTCGGTTCGGAAGAATTTGTTCCAAGTTGCACGAAATTCACGATTTGCAAAAATATCTATTGAAATTGCTGTACTTTTAAAATACCCTCGCTTTCTTACTACAAAGAAATTTATCAAAGTCAATGGTAGCAAAAGAATATATGCTATGAAAAATAGTATCATAAGCTCAAAATTTCATTCATCACACTTTGCGCCTCATCTACATTATCCAAAGTAGCCACGATTTCGAATGCAACATTTACATTTTCCCAAGATGCATTTTCGATAAGCGTTTGTATCTTTGTTCTGCAACGCTCAATCATTCGCATAAACAAATTGTATTTTTCACGCGCTTCTTCATATCTTGAAATTACCAATGCTTTGAATTGTTCCAAAGTTATACCATATTCATCAGCTTCATTTTGTAGCAAATCTTCAATTTCTTGCGAATTGTTAGCGCTAACACATTGTTGGTATTTTATCTCGTAAAATTCTACTTGTGCCAATACATACCCATTCGTTCCACTTTTTCCAATGGCAGCACCTTTCGCTCTTATTCTTAGATCGGTTACAATGGTTTGTAGTTTTTCAATGTAAATAGGAAATTTAATTGAGTTTAGTTCTTCCTGAGTAGGCTCAATTATTTCTATAACCTCATAATTAGCTCCTTCGGGAATTTCTCCCAAAGTAAAAACTTCATAATATGCTCCGTTTGTTCCTGATATTCTATACTTTACTGCCATATTAAAAACTGATTAAATGACTTGGTTTTGATGCCCAAAACTCCGAATGGCAAACACATAAAAGACCATCATTGCCTGATGGAGTACCTTTAGTTGTTATAAATCCACACTCTAATTGAGAATATACTGTGGCAGATGGAGCTAATATCGTAGTTGTTATGCTTTCATTATATACTACTGTACCGTCTAATTTTTTAGCTTTAAATAAGATGCTTTGCGAACCACCACCTGTAGGATTTGCAACAACTTCAATCATTAACATTAACCACTCTTGATTGTTAATTGCTACTGTAGAACCTGATGACGAAGCACCACTCGATGCTGTTCTTGCAATTAGATTTCCATTAACAATATTAAACCAAGCACCCCCGTTTAAATTTTCTACATTCGCAGTAAATGTACCCGTGTGAGGTATGCCAAATCTTGAAGTTATATCCGTTATAGTGAATGGCATTATAATTGAAAAATATGTAAACCCTTGCCATAATCCTGAATTTTGTCCCGACGCTGTGAATTTATAACCTCGTCCAGATCCAGCAGAACCTGCAGTTAGTATCAGATAATTGTTTGAATATTGATTAGTTACAAAAGGAGAAAAATTATAACCCGTAGTAAGCGCACCGCCATTTATAGCAGCACCTAAAAATGGATAATTATTTGTTGTTGGTAATGTAAATCTTGATGCGCCACCTAATTTTTGTAATATAGATGGATTAGTCGAGTATTGTGTGTCAAAATAAGTTTTTAAAGTAGCCTTTCTATTTGCCCATGACACTTTTTTTAGCTTGTTTCCGTCAGCAGAATCCATTTCGATACTATAATCAGCATCAACAGGAGTAGTTTTAGAAGCCAAACCATTAATAAACGACCCAAAATTAACATCTGTTAGAATGTCTTGCTTTAACGAAATTGAAGCCAATGCATCTGTAATTTGCTTTTGAATTTTACCAAACGCCTGCAATACCGTATCGGTAGAAACAATTGCGCCTCCAGTTGCAAATGAGATTCCAGTTAAAACAGTTGCTAAAACTCTGGCAGCAGTGAAGTAAAAATTCGTAACTCCCTCAGCAAGCGAGTCTGTTGTACTCGGAATTGCCGGAATGGATTGATTTTCCCATTTCGATGTTCCAGAATTGTAAATCAACACTTCCCCGGTGGATGGTATTGTGATAGTTATATTTGTTAAATCTTCTAAGGCTAATTCAGGGACGTCCCCGTCCCTATTAAAACCCACATATTTCAATTCCTCCAAACGCAACATTAATGCCTGAGAACTACCAAAAACTTCTTCCGTACTCGTGTAAGTATCGTCAAAAACCGAAATATTTGTATAATTGTATTCCTTTCTATTACTGCCGGAATCTTCAACAATTTTGAACACATCGCCAAAAGTTTTACAATAGAATTTTGAGATAATGCTATCATTCGATGGTATCAATGTGCCATCTACAAAAACTCGATGAAGCCAAACTTTGTCGCTCTTTTTTCTTATTTGTAATGTTTCCATTTATACGGCTTTATGCGTTCTTGAAAATCTAAATTGTTTATCGTAAACTGACAAATTTCCTTTGTCCGCTGTGATTTTTATAATTCCCCCATTTGCTTTGAATTGCGACGAAATGAAATGACTAAATGAAATGTTCACGCCCATTTGTGTATTAGCGTCTTTCGGACAAACTCTTGTTTGAGAAAATCTCTCACCCAATGATGGGATGTCTACAAAAACAGTAAAATAACCATTTGCCATCGAGTTTTTGACGTTAAACATCAAATCGGTGGTCATATAATCATTTTGTTGGTCTGGGGTAATTTTCGTAGTTCCAACTGTAAAAAAAGTCGTAACCCCTAAAGGCAATTGACTATTAAACAAAGTGCCTTTGTTATTAGTCAATAATGCGGTAACTCCTTCCGTTACGGTTTGTGGGCTTCCAGATGTATGGGTAGTATCCACGCACGCCTCCCATCCTGTGCCGATGTCAATAATAAATCCCGCGTCATTTATTGCATCTACGGATGGATACTTTTTTCCAGTCCCATCTACTGAAAGGCTATTTTGTTTGTTTTCTGAAAGTTCATAGTCTACAATTGATTTGCTATAAACACTTGGAATTCCAAGAAGTCTATCGTCAAATTCCAATTTTAGCCCATCAATCCACATATCAGCAACTCCCGATGGCTTTGTTAGATTTGTAGATAATTGAAACGTATAATCTACAACCGTACCCGCGTTTATGTTCAATGTCTGACCGAATCTGTACCATTTCTTGCCTTTCATGGGATTATCTATGTCGGTATCTTTGAAAACAAGTACATAAGTAAGTATCGTATTGCAAAATACATTTACGACTAATTCGTCAGGGAAATACTGTACCGCGGGCATATGATGTCTCATTTCAAATGAAAAAATATATTGACCACTTCTTGTTGTAGTATGTTCTAATTTGTTCCCAAAATTTATAACCAAAGGGGTGATGTCATCATCACAATGCAATAAAATGCTTCGGCTTCCATCAAAAGAAACATCGGAATCATATACTGCAGTGCTGAACGTTGCGCCTCCCGTTTTGTTGATAGTTACATCATCTTCAAATGAAGAAAATTTTGGTAATAGATTATCGCTATATTCTGGCTTTGGAACATCAACTCTCGAACCGTTTATAATTGTACTCATAATTTTTAATTTTCTGTATAATAAGTGAAATCGACGTAGATAGACTCTCCAACTCCTAAAGAAGATGATGAACATAAGACATTCAAAGAATTGAAAAATAATTTCATAGGTCTTGAATCTGTACTCGCATTTCCGAAGTACCTAACCGGTATCAAAGTGTCGGTATCAGGGAAATAATCGGAATTGATAATCTCTACAAATTCCATACTCGAATCGATACTCGTGTTTTTTCCAATCAATACACCGTTTACGGTCACTTTTCTACCTTGTTTGCAAAAAAACAAATTGTAAAAATTGTCTTCCGTAGTTTCGGCAGTAATTACTTGAACATTTGTAAGACCCGTATGCACTTCGTGTAAAACGTCTCCATATGTATTATTCCCTATGGTATTCAGCGTATTTCTAACTTCTGATGCGGTATTGTTACCACCGTCATTAATGTCATTTATACTATCGGTTTGTTGTGTTTTTGTACTCATATCTAATCCGTGAAAAAATCGTTATTATCAAAATCATTACTGTCAAAATCGGCCATTGTAATTATAAATACCCATTCTACTTTATTGTCTATTCCTGCAAAAACTTCTAACCCGTTTGAAAATGCTCCCGGAGAAATTTGCACGTAATAAGTTTCAAAATAAGTGATAACTCCCGTTATGTCAAATTCGTAAAAATCATCTCCGTTGTCGTTCGGAATGATATTATGCGTAATTATCAAATTGTCCGAACTATCGTAAATTTTTATAATTCCTGCATTCACTTTTATCGTTTTGTTAAAAGTGACCCTCAATTCCGTTGGCAATCCGGCTAACGTATAATATCCTTCCGGTTTCTTTACTATCAATTTCAACGGCTCGTATAATTGAAAAACGTGGTCGTATTTGTCATCTACATTTCTATATGCATTGAACTCAGATTTAGACAAATTGCTGTCTAAATATCTTTCTTCACTTTTGGCAGTAGTTTTGTTCGTCATTCTAACGCCATCGATGTAAATTATATCGTGGTTCAGCAACAAATTTACCCTCTCAAATGTGAAATTGTCAATATAATCGAAGTTGTAAACGAACGCTTTTTTCAATAATGCCCGTGTCGAAATCACATTTTGCTTACTGATTTGATAGTATTCTTTGCTTTCGGTCTCGTCAACTATTCTATCGAAATAAGTTCGCAATCTAATCGACTGCATAAAATCGGCTCTTTGATATTCTATACCATTGAAATTTTTGACGTTTTTGTAATCGAATCTAGTTGTTTCGTTTACATACAAATCGGTCAAAATGAAGCCGTTACTATACCAAACGTCCGAACCGGTTGTTTTGCTAAATTTCAAATGAACAGTATTGAAACCGTAATCTTGACTAAGATAAGCTAATTCAAAAGCAATTTGTTGTATTCCTTTGCTGTCTACAAATTCGGTCAATCCTACTTGTTCGGTAATATCGACAAGCACATTTCCGCAACAATCGACCAATTCCGCCTTGAAATCGCCATCAAAAGCTATCCCATTTTCCGTATTTGAAATTTGAAGATAATTTTCTGATGGCAACAATTGTATGCAATCTTTATACAAATGAGTAGCTACTGGACTATCATTCACTTCCTTTGCTTTGGCAAAAGTGGTAGAAAATCTTAAAAATGAGTAGTCTATCATAATTCGTATAGTGCTTCTGCTAATTCTATATTCGTGTCATAAACGACTCCGTTTATAGAAACTTTGTTTATTTCAGTACCGTTTATAAGCGGTATGTCGTTCAAATCATACAAATATAAAAAATTATCGGTTATCTTGAACCAATCGTTCGACAAAATTAACCTATCATATCCAACCTCGTCAATTTCTATCAAGGCAGTTCCGATAGTGTTAATTTTCAACACATCGCTTTCGTTCCTTTCTTCACTTTTGGCAGTAGTTTTGTTCGTCATTCTAACGCCATCGATGTAAATTATATCGTGGTTCAGCAACAAATTTACCCTCTCAAATGTGAAATTGTCAATATAATCGAAGTTGTAAACGAACGCTTTTTTCAATAATGCCCGTGTCGAAATCACATTTTG